GTAATGTAAAGTTGGTCTCCAATATTTGGTTCTAATGTCGCCGTATAACTACCCGTAGATGCTGTTGTTGTTCCACTATCAACGAGCGTTAAACCCGTTGTGTAGTGTGCATAACTCCATCCTAAACCACCCAAAGCCCAAGGAGCTACATTTACTGATGCGTTTGAAACTTCTGTCGTATTTGGGCTTCCTGGATATGCCGCAAGTTCTTCTGTGAGTTCTATATTCATCGTTGAACTTACAACATAAGGAATTTCGCAAATTGTTCGTGTGGTAATTCCCGATACGACATATTGCTCACCAATTAAAACACGATATTCCCCGACATGGACTAAATCCTCGTAGGCGTTATTTGTGTTAAATGCGTTTGACGCTACAAAAGAAACGCTGTTATAGTTCCCTGTATTTAACGAAGCATTTATCAATAATCCGTTTGGTGTTCCGCCGGTTAAGTTTGCTGCTCCAACGCCCGTGGATTGACCTTGGTTATCCCTTGGGTTTGGCTTAACATAATTTCTTACAATATCTCCAACATCAACAATACCCACACCATATGTATTTGGTGCCACTACAAGTCGTGCTATTTTCTCGGGATTTGTCCTTGGATTAATCCATACATCAAACAAATATCTAAAATCCGTTGAACCAGATAGGTTTGATATTGCCGTATATGCATTTTGTGCATTTGTTGGCGTATAATCTAATGGTGTTTGTAAAATTGTTATACTCATAATGTAAGCGAGGTTTGGTTGGTTTCTCCTAATACCAAATTATCTATAAAATCTTGGAAACTTTTTCCAAATTGGTCTTCTAAACTTGCGTTAAATTGTGCTTCTAAATTGTCTAATGCGTCATCATAGAAATAGGTAGGTTGAATACCGAATTTGAAAAGGTTTTTGCTTATGCCAAATGCTGCACTCCTCGGGTTATCAAAACCCTTGAGTGTTGCCCATTCCTCTAATGGGGTTATTGGAGCATAACTTCCTGGCTGTCGTCCGTAATTTACCCATTCCCAATATCGGTTCATAAGCAAGACAAAACCATCATCGGTCGCTTGCCAAGAAATGGAGTTGTATAACCCCCCCGATGCTACCTTATTTGCACTTCCTTTGAATTGGTCGTTTCTTCCTTGACTATAAGCGTCCCCATTAAACCCCGGTGCATAGTCATAAGTTGCCAGCAGACGCGCTTTTAACTCTCGGGTGAATAATCCACCCCATCTATCCATAAAAGTTTTTAATTGGTCTGCCATAACTTATAAAATTGGGGGGTATAATTCAGGTGCTGGTTTTGATGCGACTTCTTCTACTGAAAATGTAAAAATGCTTGAACCATTTGTTGTAGCAGACCAAGTTATACCATCAATTGAATATGCTAATCTGTTTGGATTTAATCCGCCACCAGCAAGCCAAATAGAGCCATTCCAAGCAACACCAGTGCAATTAGAGGAGAACATAGAATTACCATTTGTGGAAGCTGACCAAACTAAACCATCGTTTGAATAACCTAAAGTATTTGTTCCTTCACCACCAGCAACCCATAGAGAACCATTCCAAGAAACATTATTGACCCTACTTGTAAAAACACTATTACCATTTGTGGAAGCAGACCAAGTTATTCCATCAGTTGAATAAGCTAAAGTATTTGTTCCTTCACCACCAGCAACCCAAATTGAGCCGTTCCAAGCGACATAATTTCCGCGCGTAGTAAAAATACTATTACCATTAGTAGAAGCAGACCAAGTTATACCATCAGTTGAATATCCTAAAGTATTTGTCCCACTACCTGCAGCAACCCAAATAGAGCCGTTCCAAGCAGGGCAAGCTCCCCCAAAATTAAAAAGACTATTACCATTGGTAGAACCAGACCAAGTTATACCATCATTTGAATATCCTAAAGTATTATTTCCACGGCCAGTAGCAACCCAAATAGAGCCGTTCCAAGCAACATTTGACACATTACTTGTAAAAATACTATTACCATTAGTAGAAGCAGACCAAGTTATACCATCAGTTGAATATCCTAAACTATTTGTTCCACTGCCACCAGCAACCCAAATTGAGCCATTATAACGGAGAGCAAATACTCTGAGAGAAAAAATACTATCACCATTTGTGGAAGCAGACCAAACTAAACCATCATAAGAATATCCTAATATTCTTCCTGATGTAGCACCAGCGACCCATAAACTTTCAGGATAAATTAAATTAACAGGGCAAGGACAACCAGCAGTATTTACAGATAAAACTGCGAAACCTTGCACAATTTCTCCCTCTTGAAGCACAGGTGCAAGGTTAAATTGTTTTTGATGCTGACCTGCTAAAATGGTTTCCTGTCCATAATAAATGGTTCCAAGGCTACCATAAGCAACCCCTGATATTGTGTAGTCGCACAAAGCAGTAGCAGGTGAGGTGAAGTCAGGTTGGTTCCATAATATGAGCTTAAACTTGGTATTTTCCTGTAGTTCAACCTCCAAGTATTGTGTCGTAATAGGACAGGTTGGCGTAGGCGTTGGCGTTCCTGTATTTGTTGGTGTCTGCGTTGGGGTTGAAGTTTCAGTTGCCGTGGGTGTCGGTGGTATTGGACTTTCCGTAGGTGTGCAGGTAGGGTTTGGCGTAGTCCAATTATCAAATGGTGCGAGACACCTATTAAGTGGCATATCAATAATGATATTCAAATCCAAATTCCAACCCACCAACAGGTCATCATAAGCCTCGCTAAAGGGTGTTATCGCTGCTGGCAATATAAGGTCATACTTCGCCTCATAATCTCCCTCTCTCGCGGTAACCGAATACTTGTATTGAGCCAAAATATCTTGGGCAATAGCCAAGGTTGAACTCCATAAATCTACTTCAATATCGTAGTTGTTTGCGTTCATAATATCGCAAATAAGAACATTCAGGGAATACTGCACATAATTTTCGTAGTTCTGCACCTGACGCGGAATAACAAACATCAGGGGATAAATGGGGGGTCGGTCTTGTGGGTTTTCTTGCTTGTCCCTTTGTTGAATAAGGTAGGTAAGCTGCTTAATATCCCCCACGCCAAACGAATTGGTTTGCTTGTGGTAATACTCAATTTTTTTGAGGTCGTCTATAATGCTCTTAAAATTCGTGTAATTCATTACCCTTTGAGTGTTTTTTTCATTTCCTTATCTCTCAACATATTCAAGTCCTTCATATAGGTTAAAAAATTAAAGACCTCAAGGAGAGGTTTTTTAGCGACCTCCTGTATTTGTAAAAGGTTCTCACCAGATAAATATACGAGCGACGCATACCACCCCCAAAATCCTTCAAATGTCTCTTTAGTTTCCATTTCATCTGGAACATCTTTCGCGTTAAAAAGGAGCGGGAACTTGCCCGTAATATACTTTCTAAACGCAAAAAAAAACCTACGGAACCCCGCAAGTATTTTACCGGCAAAGCACGGAATATTAGTGCTCGGTCTTTTATGTCCCCACCGCTATAGGGTATGACCTTTCCATCAGGCCCTACCTCACGATAAAGTAGTGCCATTAACATATTCATATTACCTTGTCTTTTGCTCTGCTCTTGGGATAAAAAACTATCTATGTCTATAAACTCACCGAAGGTCATATTCTCCAAGTCCATAAACCGATATTTTTTATCCCTAAAAATAAACTCGTTGTAGAATTTATCAGGTTGGTTCAAAAAATAGTTTGATAAATAGACAGATGTTTCATATACTCCCTCCCAATTTGCTTGTTCAATTTCTTTGACCTCCAATCCCGTGGCCAGGGATATTAGCGTCAGGATAAAATCCCTTTCACCACCCAAATCTTTTAGGGTATTTAGTTGGTTCCAAAGTTCAATAGTGGGTTCTTGAACCTCGTATTCTTTGCCGTCAAAAATTATGTAATGTTTTTCCATTAATAAATAAAATATGCACCCTTGGTTTTTCTATCCTTGAGGGTGTTGTATGCTATACATAAACTCATAATAATATCATCGTGAGCACCATCCATCGCCGCATAACTGATGCGTCGTGTCTTGATGGAATACTCATAGGTGAATGTTTTAAGTTCGTTGTAAAGTGCTTGGTTTAATTCTTGGGTCGGTAATTTTATCAACCCTTCGTTTGTTGCGTAAATGAAGTCCTCTACGATATTTTGTTTTGAGGACTGCGTTGTTAAAAAGGGTTCTACCTTTTGATATTTTTGTTTTAACTGCTCATAAAGGACATCCCCTATGCTATTTACCTCCACTTGCGCTTGTGCATCGTATTCACGGAGTTTTACAACGATGTTTTGTAGTATTTCACCCCAAGGTTTTTGTCTCTCTCGGTAAAAATATACCAAGTTGCCATCATCATCAAAAATAGTTAAGACCGAATAGTCATTTTGTCGTCCAAAATCCACGCCAGCCCAATACTTTTTACGCTCTTGCTTGGCGGGGTAGTTGCTTAAAACGCAATACCTATCCAAATCCACGAATACCTCACCCCCACTATCTATGAATTCACCCAATATCTCCTGACGGAAGATGTCTTCAGGAAGCGTTTTGCGAGCTTCATTTAGTTCGTCTGTGGAAATGTATGGTGTGTTATACGATGACCCGTTTAACGAGAGATATGTGGGTTGCTCGGGGTCATTACCACGAATGTTTAGGGAGTATAAATAGTTTTTACCCTTGGGGGTGGAAATAAACAGGACTTTTTTACCCTTAACCAAGATGGTTGGTTTCAAAACCATATTCCATACCTCGTCTTTGAAGTATGCGGCCTCATCAATTATCAAATAATCCAAAGTAAAACCACGGATGCTGTCGGCTCTCTCACCACTCTTAAAATGGATTATTGACCCATTAACAAGTTTAATAATTAAGTTGGACTTATTTGCCTCTGCAATAAGTCCTGTGTCCATCCCCGCATTTACCAACCCATCAAATACCTTTCTTGCTTGAGAATAAACAGGGGACACCCACATTAGTATTTGGTTGGGGGTTTCAATACCCCACTTCACAA